CCATGCCCGGTGGGGGCCACAGTAGAAGTGGTGTTGTTCGAGCCGGAAAAACTGTCCCCCATGGGGAAAAAGGTTGTCCGCTTCTACGTTTACAAATTCGACGTTTACAAATTCGCCCCGCTGGAAATGTTGGTCACCGGGAAAACAACCGTGAAGTTTCCATGGAAGGCAAACTGATGGCAAAAGTCTATTTGGTATGCCAGTGGGGTTTCGATGAGTACGAGATTGTACGAGCGTTTTCAACACGCTTGGGGGCGACTGCGTGCGTCCTAAAGTTGGAGAAAGAGCGGAGTGCCCGCTGTAACAACCCCCTACGCTACCCCCAGTTTTTTGTTCTTTCGCGTGATCTGGAGTATGAGGAAGATGTAACCGGGGCACGACTTCGTGCGCACCATGATGGCGGACTGTGAGGAATTTATGGACAAAGCTAGCCTGTACCAATCGGGCCGGGTGGCCTACTACGAGCTTGCGCGTCGGCGCTCCATCGGGGAACCGCGCTTCGAGCACCGGGAAATGCGGGATGCTTGGATCTCGCAACACGCTGAACATATCGGCATCCGTGTTGAGAATGGTGCCGTGGTAGGGATTGCGGGCGTGGGCGTGTTCAGGTATCATGGGGGCAACTGGACCGACATGGAATCGTTCCCCGAGTCAATCATTGAGCACACCTGTCAGACCATAGGAGAACTGTATGGCAACTCGTAGGGAGCGGAAGCAAGATCGGAAGCGTGCCGAGCGTGAGCGTCGGCTTCTCGTTGGGGGCAAGCGGAAGAACATCAAGCTGACCCTGAAGAAAAAGGTAGCGGAGGTAGTCAAGTGAGCGTCTCTTTACTTGAAACGCTGTACGTGATCTTGGGGTTGGCCCTCTTCCTGGCCTTGTGTGGGCTTGGAGGGATCGTGTTCATGATGGTCTTGGGAGTATTGTTTGGATGAACGATCTGAGGGACGATGAGATCGCGTTAGAGAATCAGTCCCTCTTGTGGGGGCGGGCTCGGTACATGCGCAATCTGGAGCGCGCCGAGCCCGGCTCACTTGGGCCTGAGCGGGAGATCATCCATGCGGCACTTGAGGGCCTCACGGCCGCAATCAACGCATGGCTGACGAAGTGCAAGTCCGGGGAAGCCGTCAAGGCTCCTGCCGGTTGGCGCATTATTGCTACACTTGGAGCAAAATCTGCTGCAATCATCACTATGCGAACCCTCTTGTGGCGGTTGCGTCATTCGTCACAAGTCCCTTTCACATCAATAGCTTGCTTCGTTGGGGCCACGGTGGTTGCGAGCATCGACTACAAAGAGATCGTCAAAAAACTACCCTGGCTGGAGCGCAAGATGAAGCAAATGTTGCGCCGCAACAAGCCTGATTACCGGCTGTCGGTTATCCGGCGCACCGGGGCGCGGCACGAGGCCGATCTGGAAATGGTGAACACCACCACGGCGGAGCAGGCCCGGATCGGGGGCACCTTGATCAAGATGGCCCTGGAGGTCACCAGCATCGCCCAGTTGGTCCTGCAGAACGAAGGGAAGCACAAGCGGTACGTCGTGCGCCGGGCGGATGCCTACCTGGAATACGTCCGGGGTGAGGAAATGCGCCGCTCGCTGCTGTCCCCTATGAGTCAACCGATGGTGGTGCCGCCGATTCCCTACAACACGCGGGGGGCCGGTGGATACCTCACGGAGCCCCTCCAGGCCCCACTGGTCAAGCGGCATGGATCAGCGGAAATCCCGGAGAAGATGTTGTCTGCAATCAATGCTTTGCAGAACACCAAATGGCAGGTTAACGAGGCGGTCCTCTCGGTGACGCGCCGGTGCGTGGACGAGGGGGCAGCGATCTTCGACTTCGAGCGCATGGAGCAGATTGATCGGCGGAAGCCCCCGGAGAAAGTGATCCCCCCGGAGGAATGGAACTCCCCATTTGGCAAAGCCTACCGTAACTGCTTGTTTGAATGGCATACTTGTCGAAATCAGGCGATCACGCGGGAGGTTTGCTTGCGGACGGTGGTGGAGACGGCTGCCCGGTTCACACCATACGACGAGTTTTACTATGTGCATCAAGTAGATACCAGGGGGCGTGCGTACCCGGTGGCAACCTGCTTTCACCCGCAGGCCGAGGATCTGTCTCGGGGGCTTCTGCGGTTTGCCGAGGGGGTGCCGCTTGGGAAGCGTGGTTACTTCTGGTTGCTGGTTCACGCGGCCTCGATGCACGAGGGGGGAGACTTGAAGCTGGACAAGCATGGGTTCGCCACTCGGGCAGCGTGGGCTCGGGAGCACCTGGAAGAGATCAAGGTTGTTGGGCGGGATCCCATGGGGGAAGGTTGGGACATGTGGAAGGCGGCAGCGAACCCGTGGCAGTTTCTGGCAGCCGCAGAGGAACTGTCGAGAGCGGGGGCCAACTGCAGCACCTTTCTCACACACCTGCCGGTCTCGATGGACGGCACCTGTAACGGCCTGCAGCACTTTGCCGCGATGATGCTGGATTGGGATGCAGCACGAAACGTGGGGATGACCATCAGCGAGAAGCCTGCTGACGTGTACTCCCTGATTGCCAAGCGGATCAACGAGGATCTACTCAGGGAGGATTCAGAACTTGCCCGCAAGTGGGCAGGGAAGGTCACACGCAAGCTGATCAAGCAGAACGTGATGACCACGCCATACGGGGTGACTCCATTTGGCCGGAAGAATCAGATAATGGACGCCTTTTGCACGGTAGAGGTTGATGATCGGAAGGACATACAAGATGCCACGTTCCTCGCTTCAAAGGTGGAGGCAGCGATCAGGAGTCTGGTTTCAGCAGCACCAAAAGCAATGCAGTTCCTCAAGGACTGCTGCGCCATCGTCACCGCTGCCGGCAAGGTACCTGCCTGGAGAACACCCACCGGGTTCCGCGTCGTTCAGGATATTCCAAAGACCCGAGTCTACCAAAGTCAGGTTTGTGGCTACTGGCTCTCGTTCATCGAGGACATTCCTGGCACGGTGAACCCTCGTGCTAGTTCGCACGCCATTGCACCGAACTTCGTGCATTCGCTGGACGCAGCACACATGATGGGAACTGTCAATGCCTTAGTGAAGGAAGGCTTCAAGTCCTTTGCGATGATCCACGACAGCTATGGGATTCATGCACCGTATGTGGATCGGATGAACGAAATCTTGAGGGCGCAGTTCGCCTTGATTTATCAGGAGAATCAACTGGAGAAGTTCCGAAACGAGATGCAGAAGTTGGTCCCGGAGGTAGAGTTGCCCCCAGTGCCCCCCATGGGGGACTACGACATCCTGGAGGTACTCAGCGCAGCGTACTTTTTCTGTTGACAAGCGGCTCATCCTCTGGATGGGCTGCACTTACCCTAATGTAGAGAGGGAAAACCATGACGGAAACGAAACGCAAACATACCCTTGATTTGCTGAAAAAAATCCAGAGGGAACTACGGGCAACAGATTTGGCCCTGGTGAAACTGGATCGGAAGATCGAGAGGCATCAGGTGACGCTGGAAAAACTGGCAGGAGAGAGACCGTGAGACTCACCATAAAGCAGCATGAGAACTCTCGTGAGTGCTTGATAAGAGCAGCAGAGAAGAAACAGGCATGGATTTTTGAGATGAATAAACAGTTGCTACAACTCAGGACGGAGATTGATACCCTGACCGAACAAATTCACCGCGCGAAGAAAGAGAAGAAGGTGGACTTCGACGAAAACACGTTCAACAAGCCGAGAGTCAAGAGGCAACAGATAACACCATGAACCACGAGAAGAACTACTACGTCAAACGCTACGTGTGCGGCAAGGAACAGTTCTGGAACATCCTCACGGGGCAATGGATGTCCAGGCTTGTCGATGAGTGCTTCATCTTGGACAAGGATGCGGCCCTCTACCATGCAGCGGCCCAGGCGTTCCCTGGTGCCCTCGTCTATCACATCAACCATGAGAAGGCTGTCGAATGACTACGCTATTGCTTGTGTTGTTCTTCGCACTGCCAGCACTGTTCGTGCTGCTGTTTGCCACCGGGGCCATCGTTGGCTTCGTTCAAGAGATCGGGAGGAAACGTACAGATGGTCGGCGACCGTTTGACTTCCTGCGCCGCTAGGCGTGTGGTTCAGGCTGCGTATGGGGTCACGCAGTTCAACCAGGATGAGGATCCGGCCCTCGTGTTTGCGGGAATCATCACGGCCTTCGTGGCCTCGTGTGAAAGCCTTGGGCTCAACCCTCGCAACATGATCGACATGGGGCAGCGTTACCTCCGCGACGGCAACGTTGCTCGTGAGGTCTCGGCTCTCCGTGACTTCATCAAGTACCAACAGAACCGAGAGATGCCCAAGCGGCAAGGCTCGGCCACTCCATTCACCTGGAAGGACTACAATGACAATGGCAAAGCAAGACGGATCGTATAAGGACGACGTGGTTATCCGAGTGCGTGGTAAGGCTGTGTTCCCGGCGCTCACTACACCTGAGACCAAGTTCAAGGCGCTCGGTGTGTACAAGACCGGCGTGGCCCTCGATGCCGAGGATGATCGCGTGGCTGAGTTGACCAAGCAGATGGATGACATGCTGGAGAAGCGCATCGCTCACGAGAAGGCCGAGGTCGAACGCAAGGGGCTGGCCCCCAAGCGCAAGCAAACAGCACTCGAAGCCATTGAGCCCACGGAGGACCGCTGCTACAAGCTGGAAGTGGACAAGGATGGGGAAGAGACTGGCCGGTGGGTGCTGAACTGCAAGGCCAACGCTGCCTACATGGACAAGAAAACAGGTAAGGCTGTGAAGCGCGCCCCGCCGGTGGTGGTGGATGCCCAGCGCAAGCCGGTGACTGCGGAAGTGTGGGGTGGCTCCGAGATCATCGTGAACTGCACCCTCAGCACGTTCTTCACTGCTATCGGTGTCGGCGTGCGCTGTCAACTGAACGGTGTTCAGGTGCTCAGTCTGGCGACGGGCGTCAGGGGTGACCCCAACGCGATGTTCGATGAAGAGGACGGCTACGTGGCCGATGCTCCTGCGAAAGTTGCAGATGAAGATGAAGCGGAAGCCACTGAAACCGACATGGACTAAGCAGCACGTTGGCCTCAAGGTCGGGTTTCGCTCCGGTCTTGAGGGGCGTGTGGCGGAGCAGTTTGATTCGTGGGGGCTTGACTGCCAGTACGAGGAAGAGAAGATTCATTACGAGATCCCTGCACGCTCCGCCACATACACCCCGGACTTCAGGTTACCCTCCGGGGTCTACGTGGAAACCAAGGGGCGCTTCCTGACTGCAGATCGCAAAAAGCATCTGTTGATCAAGGAACAGCATCCAGAGATTGAGATCAGGTTCGTGTTCTCGAATCCACAGGCATCACTCTCCCACAAGAGTGTGTTGCACAAGACAACGTGTGCCGATTGGTGTGAGAAGCACGGGTTCAAGTACGCTAGTAAGTTGATTCCAGAGGGGTGGTTTCGTGAGTAAGACATTCGAGGATGATGTGGTTGACGTGTGTTTCAAGAGGTCAACCGGAGCACTACTGCTGTTCGGGCTGTCCACGATCATGCAGTATGCCAGCAACGAACAGAACGGGCCAGGGCTGGCAGACGAAATGCTCAAGACAGCGCGCAAAATGTACCCTTCGGGGACAGAAGAGCAACACGAGTCCCTTGCCATGATGCTGGTGGACGCATGTTGCCAGTTGGTTGTTCAACTCGACAACTTTCACAAGGGCAAACAACAGGGGCCAAAGGAAGTTCCAGATTTCCCCCATGGGAAAGCGGATCCGTTCTCGGTGAACTGAAATGGCCCAGCTTCTCTTAGTGGGGAAGCGAAGGGACCGATGGGAGATAGTGGGATTCCCCGAGCACATCCGGGGGATCTCACGCGAGCTTCGATCACGATATGATCAACTGGAGTACGTCGATGAGGAACACTTCTATGAGAACCAAAGCAAGTACAAGCAAGCGCGCCCTGCCGGTGAATGATGCACTGAGGGATGCCTTCATGCGTGTGAAGTTCCCCGTCAAGGATCTCAAGATGGCCCAGCGGGTGCTCGATGGTTTGCGGAGGACAGCATGACACTTACACTCGACGAGATTTTTCAGACACAAGTAGTTGAAGTTCGCAAAACCCTCGCTGACGAGATTCAGATTGGCGGTGACCACTACAAAAAGTTGGCGATTCAGCCGTGGGATTATGTTCACGCGAACCACCTGGGGTACTTCGAGGGATGCATTATCAAGTACATCACACGTTGGCGTGTCAAGGGGGGTGTGGAGGACTTGAAGAAAGCCCGCCATTTCCTAGACAAGCTGATTGAGGTCAGCACCGATACGGACGACATGTAATGCGACATGAGGGTATTTTGGTAGACCCCGAAGATCAGTGGTTGTTGGAGAAATATCTTTGGTACGTTGGGATGGAAGGATACCCACAACGAAACAAGTGGGCATCCGGTACCAGGAAGGGAACAATTGTTCGTTTACATTCCTACATCCTATCTGCGCGCCCTGGGTTCGTTATGGATCATATGAATCGGAACAAGTTGGATAACCGAAGAGGCAATCTGCGCTATGTATCTCATCGAGCAAATCTGTATAACACTGGATTACGCGCTGCAAATACAAGCGGATGTACTGGAGTATGCCCTCGTAGAAGCAGCCGGTGGCGCGCTTATGGTGCTGACAGCAAGCAAATCAATCTTGGTACTTATGACTCCTACGAAGCTGCCTGTATAGCGAGACTATTATGGGAGATTTCATCCGGCATGATGCCTGTGAGAAGTGTGGAAGCAGAGACAATTTGGCCGTATACAGCGATGGGAGCTACTGCTTCGGTTGCCGCGCTGTGACCAAAGAGAAGGATACTAGTTCAGCGCCTGCTAGACCTGGTGAATGGACCCCGCGATCTGGTGACTTCATTGCTCTGACAAAGCGAGGGATCCACCTGGAGACCTGTAAGAAATACGGGTATGCGGTGACCGGCGAAGGTGAGAAGCGTTGCCACATTGCCCCGTACTACTACAAGGGGAAGTTGGTTGCCCAGCACCTGCGGTTCCCAAACAAGGAATTCAAGTGGGCCGGCAGGATCAAGGACGGATGCGAACTGTTCGGGCAACACCTGTTCAAAGGTGGCGGCAAGATGATCTCGATCACGGAGGGTGAACTTGATTGTCTGGCGCTCGCGCAGATGCAGGGCTTGAAGTGGCCGGTAGTCTCTGTGCCCTCTGGCATTACCTCGGCCCCACGGTATGTCGCGGACAACATCGAGTTCCTGGAGAGCTTCGAGAAGGTCGTGTTCATGCTGGACAACGACGAGCCTGGGCGTGAGGGGGCACTCAAGTGTGCGGAGATCCTGAGCCCTGGCAAGGCATTCATCGCGCAACTCCCGCTCAAGGATGCGAATGACATGCTCCTGGCGGGGCGCACGCAGGAATGCATCTCAGCCATGTGGAATGCGGTGGAGTGGCGCCCTGATGGGGTGGTGAATCTGGCGGACTGCGAGGATCGGGTTCTCCAGCCTATCCCGGAGGGGGCGAGCTATCCGTACCCACTACTCAACCGGATGCTCCATGGGATTCATCCAGGGCGTCTGGTAACCATCACGGCGGGCACCGGCATTGGTAAGACCTGCTTCTGTGTCGAACTGGGATACCACTGTGCATTTGCACATGGGCTCCCCGGTGGGCACGTAGCACTGGAGGGGTCAGTGGATGAGACAGGTCGGCGCTACCTCGGCATCAAGCTGGGGGTACCTCTGTTTGTCCCAGGGACCAAGTTTGAACTCAAGGCGGCTCGGGATGCATTCAGAGAAACCCTGGGGACAGGCATGATCTCCACCTATGACCACTTCGGATCACTGGACCCGGAGATCCTGATGAGTCGCCTGCGGTACATGGTGAAGTCATTGGGGTGCAAGTGGATCATCCTGGATCACGTTTCCATCATGATCTCAGGGTTGGAGATTGAGGATGAGCGGAAGGCCCTCGATGTCATCATGACCAAGCTGCGGTCTTTCGTGGAGGAAACGCAGGTCTCGCTGTTCCTGGTGAGCCACCTGAAACGCACGCAGTCTACGTCGAGTCACGAGCAAGGAATGGAAGTCAGCCTCTCGCACCTGCGGGGGTCACAGTCCATCGCGCAGTTAAGCGATGCAGTGATCGCGTTGGAGCGGGACCAGCAGGCTACAGATTTGGAGGAACGAAACACCACAAAGATCCGCGTGTTGAAGAATCGAATTTCTGGAGAAACCGGTATGTGCGACACTCTCTGCTACGATCCCAAGACGGGACGGTTGCTGGGGATGTCCTTTGAGGAAGGCACAATGTAATGGAGAAGGTATATGGATGGGACATCGAAGCCAACGGGTTGCTGCCAACCCTCACCGACATTCACTGCTTGTCCATCGTTGGATACACTGACCTCCCTCGCCACTTTGTTGGACGAGAACAGGTGTATCAGGGACTGTGCTTCATGCAAGAACAGATACTGCGCGGCACGTTGTTCGTCGGGCACGGCATCATGCGATACGACTCCCGAGCCCTTGAGCGACTCTTCCCCAACGTCGAGTTGCCCCGACACGGACTCTACGATACGTTGGTTGGAGCCAGGGCACTATGGCCTGACACTAAGGCAGCGGATGCGCTCAAGGCGAAAAGCGGACAGTTCCCTAAGCACCAGATTGGCTCTCATTCTCTGGAAGCGTGGGGCTGGCGTCTCAATGTTCGCAAGGGGGACTTCAAGGGTCCGTGGGAAGTTTACACCGACGAGATGGGTGCCTACTGCCAACAGGATTCGACAGTGGCGCTCCGTCTCTACAACTTCATCCGAAACAACTCCGACGACAAAGTAGACAAGGCTCTGGACATGGAGCAGCGGCTCGGCTGGATTCTGGCCGACGCCGAGGAAGATGGCATACTCCTGGACACGAAGCGGTGCCAGGAGTTGTATGCCCACCTATCAGGGGAGCGAGAAGCAACGCGGGCCAAGCTGGCGGAGAGTGAACCACCACTGTGCCACAGGAAGGGACCAACCTTCACCCCGAAGTCCAATGTCAACGGCTACACCCCCGGTGCCCCAGTGACCAAGGTGGAATGGCAGCCGTTCAACCCCGGCAGCCGGCAGCAGTGCATTAAGGTGCTAACCCGGAGGTACGGCTGGGTGCCGGAAGAGTTCACCGATGATGGTAACCCGAAGTTGGATGAGGAAGTCCTTGATTCTCTTGAGAATCCACTGGGTAAAGAGTTGTCCAAGTACTTCATGCTGGATAAGCGGTGCGGAAGCCTTGCGGAAGGGGATGAGGCGTACTTAAAGGTAGTAGATTCAAAGGGTTACCTGCACTGCGAGACCATTGGGAGCGGTACAGTCACCCTGCGGGCGTCACATCGACATCCCAATTTGTCGCAAACCACATCCGCTGGGAAGCCTTACGGCAAAGAGTTCAGGGAGTGCTTCAAGGTTCCCGAGGGGCGCAAGTTCGTCGGGGTGGACATGAGCGGGCTGGAACTGCGGTGCTTGGCCCACGACCTCGCGCGGTATGATGGGGGCAAGTTTGCTCAGGAGGTTGTGGAGGGGGACGTTCACACCTACCTCGCCGGTATCTACTGGCCCGGTCAGGAGATCACGAAGCAGGGGCTGCGGCGCGCCGGCAAAACGGTGACCTACGCTCTGTTGTATGGTTGTGGGGATGCCAAGCTG